CCGTCATACCAAGACGAAAACGGGACGCGATCGTCATAACGTAGAGTTGGTACGAACCACGTTCGCAACAGGTACCACACCCGAGAGGGTGTACAAGTACTATCAAGTAGCCGAGCAGGAGCCCGGTGATCTTGATATCTACGATATGCTGGCTGTTCATGGCCTCCTAGCCGCGAACACCAATGAGATCGCCAACGCACTAGTGCAAGGCATCTCGTAGTCTGTAGCCGGACCCTGCGCATTTTAGCGCATCTAGGACCTACGACGGTCCATTATAAAAAAAGGGTCACCCGGCGACTACCGAGAACCGAGACACATGTCGGCCTAACTTTGTCTTCCTGACGGAAGGCCTAGGAGCCTCACTCGTCGTGAGGCTTGGCTGATGTGTGACATCATGGGCGTGTCCACGGGCCGTACATCCATTTCGGAGTAATCCTAATGGTGAAAAGGTACGTGGATTTTTACACAGGGCTGTACACCGCACTGTTGAAAGACGTGCAGTATAGCCACCCTACGATCGGAGAAGAGCTAGCCAGAGATGGTGTTCGGCTCCGAAATCTCGTCGATAAGCGAGGTCTTCCAACGTTTACGGTTGACCTTCCCGCGATGGGCAAGCATCTGGACAGATGCCTGGCTGAAGGTGAGTACAAACTCTCAGGCTTACCTGGCTCGCGCCGGTTTGCCAAGAGGACACCGATCCCTAAGTTATTCAGGGGACTGTATCTACTCATATTCGACGAAGATGGAACGCTTAAGGAGGACGCTAATGTTGAAGCTATTTCTGCTTTGCGCCAACTACTTTATTGCGCAAAGAAAGCTTCTGTCAGCTGTAGTCCGGAAGCTACGATCAATGAAGTTCGCAGCTTCTGTGAGACTGATGATCTCTTGCCGCAACCGGGTCCGTGGTGGACCGAGGAAGCAGCGCAGGGAAATTTTTCATTACCATTTCAAGGATTTTCATCCGAGTTGTGGTACCTGCGAAAATGTGGACAGCTGTCCACATTCCAAGATTCTGCTACGAAAGCAGAAATCGCTCACCGCGAGGTGCGCGAGGATCAATCCCTCCTAGCTATGCTCGACAGGATAGTTAGCATAGTTACTTCCACTCTAGGGCCTTATCGGTCTGACCAGTGGAGGTTTAAGCATGGACCAGGCGCTGTTTCAGAGAAGGGCAAGTACGAGAACCGTTATAGGTTCGAGCACTGGCCCGATATACTGGAACACGAGTTCCCGAGCGCTGATGTTGCATATAGTAACTACGCGTGTTGGGCAAGCGACGCCCCTCATAGAGTGAGGTGTGTGGGACTACCGCACTCTCGCTTAATTGCTGTCCCTAAGACCGTGCAGAAGCCGCGGCTCATCGCTGCGGAACCGAGTGCAAACATGTTTTGCCAACAAAACATACGGCATTACATGTATACACGTG